CTAAATAGCAAAATATGACTTCAGAATTAGTTAAGAGTTTATTCCAAGATTCAACTGATTTGAATATTAAGCTTATCCATTTTGGAGTCCTTCCAACCTTTTGATATTCTTGGATGATTCTATTACGCGCCAAGAGCAATTCGTCTTTATGAGGTACTTCTATCACAAGGTGATGATAAAAGTGCACTAATAAATCCAAGTCAAATGCTTCTTGTCTCATATCATCAGGAATTTTTTCGGTGAATACCAGAAACCCATCTGCCCTGCTAGTTTTTGGTGGAATATTGTACTCTGGATGACCAGGAAAAGAGATTCCATTAGCTAATGAAGATTCATACCAAGCCACAGGCCACGGTGAAACACAATTCGGGAAATCTTTCTCATAATACCAATAGTCTTTTCCACTTTCCTCACAAAACCATCTTGTGGCACCAGTAATGTCACAACATATAGGAGGAAAGGAAACTTGATTCTGAAAGAAAATCTTGTTAAGCGTTCTCAAGTCCCCTGGTTTGCATATTCTTTTATAATGTCGCCTTAGCATTCCTTTTCTTACGCTCATTTGCTTCCTTCAGGCAGCCAAAGCCGCCTCAACTATCAGAGCAGGATTCTCCCGCTCCGCCTCCACCAGATGCACGTACAGATCCGTCGTGCGCGGGTCCGCGTGGCCCGCCATCCGCTGCACGTGCGCCCGCGCGGCGCCAAAGGCGACCGCGAGCGTGATCGCCGTGTGCCGGAAAACGTGACACGCCTGCCCATCCACGTCCACGCCCGCCGCCCGCAAATGGGCCTTGACCACCTTTCGCAATCCACTGTCCGATAGCGCCCCCCGCCCCGTCAGCCCCACGAACAGCGACCGCCCACCGACCGGCCGCACCGCCAGCCAATCCCGCACCATCGCCGCCGTCTCGACCGTCAAATGCAACGTGCGACGCTTCCGCCCCTTCCCGGACCGGATCACCAACCGGCCCGGCTTGCGCTTGAGCAGAATCACGTCGCACAACTCCAGCCCGCGCAACTCCTGCGCCCGCAGGCCGAACGTGACGAGCAACCCCACCATCGCCCGGTCCCGCGCGCGCCGCACCGGATCCTCCAGCGCCCCGACCGCCGCAAAGATCGCCCGCACCTGGTCGACCGTCAGATACTCGATGCGCTCCTCTGGCGGTGTCCCATCCCGTGGCGGCCTCACCTTCTCGGCTGGATTCGGCTCCACCCCCAGCGCCTCGTACAGCGTGGCGACCACCTGGAGCTTGAGCGCCACCGTCGCCTCAGCGTACCGCCCCACCAACTCGGCCCGGTAACTCACTACGTCCTCCTCCGTCGCCACCAGCGGATCCAGGCCGCGACCGGCGCACCACCCCAACCACATCCGCGCCTGCGTCCGATAACTGCGCACCGTGTGCGGCGAGGGATTCCCCCGCGCACAGCGCCGACTCACAAACTGCTCAAATCGCCCCAAAATATCCACCTTACTTCCTCCTTTGATACTCACCCCGGCGTGCATCCCGCGCCAACTCGTTGAGCCTATGCGCCAACCTCAGCGCCTGCGACATTCCCACCACCCGCTTGCCGTCCTGCTCCCCCTCGACCAGGCCCTCCAGGATACCGACCAACTCCAGCGAGCAGGCCATCGCGTCCTCGAGACCCCACAGCACCTTGTACCCGCTCGGCAATCGGGGCCGTTGCTCGTTGATCAACGACCGGGCGATGATGCCGATAGAACTGAACACGATCACCGCCGCGCACGTCCACCAATCGCCGCCAAACGCGATCAACAGATCCACCCCCACCCCCACGACGACCGTGATCCACGTCCGCTCCTTGACCAGAAAAAGCCCCATTCGATGATACTGCAAAAAAAGCGCCCACAATCCCCCCCACAACAACGCCAGAAAACAACGACCAATCAGCGACCAATCTGCCAAAATCTCCATCTCGCCACCGCCCTGTGGTATAATAGAATCGAGGCGATAACGGTAGCCCCCGTGACTTGCCTCCTCTCCCGCAGGCCCAAAACCTGCGGGAGCGCACATTAAAAATAGCCGGGCGGGGAGTCGAACCCCTTGGGAGCCTTCAGCAGTGGTCGCAGCTCCAGGCGGCCTCAACCGGCGTGTACCCCCGTTCACGCCCACCACACTTCGCCGCCGATGCCCTCGGCCTACCCAGCTCCGTCATCATTTCAGCGCCGCCTCGGCCTTTTCCGTGAGCGCAATAGGCAGCGGTACATCGAGCGCCACGTCTGCCAACCGCTCCAACGCCTCCTGCGGCGTGAGGAGGGATAGTAGATATGCCTGCCCCAGCAAAATCAACCGCGACGCCACCGGATGCTGGCGCGTGATCTCTCGCATCGCCGCCGACCGGCTCTGGCCGTTCTCCTCGGCGATGCTGTTCACGATGGCCCAATCCTCCGGGAGCATCGCTATACCGTTCGTTCTGTACTGTGTTTTGCTCATCTCATCCTCCTATGCTGGACTGCCAGTCACCGCCGTCCGCAGATCGTCAATCGTGCCGCTGGGGAGGCAGATATCGTCTAGCACATCACCACAGTGGCGCGACAGCTCCTGGTACGCCGACATAAACTCCTCATCTGTGGTGATGTCGGGTAACGCCGCCTCAAAATCGCCCAGGTAGTTTCTCATTGCGTTGATGTGCTCCTGCCACTGTCCGATCACTCGTTCTCTTTTTGTTCTCGTCAAGGTGTTCATTTTGCCTCCTGTTTCCGTGGAAAAAATTTCTTGTTCCATAGTGACATTATACACCAAGTTGCAACCGTTGTCAATAGGGAAATAGATTTTATCGCCTCAAAAAATAACGAGTATGCTATACTATCATTATGAAAAATGAATTTGTCACCTGGCTAAACGATGAACTCAATAGACGAGGATGGAGTAACAGTGAACTTGCCCGCCGTGCAAATGTTGTCCCATCTACCGTCTCAATGATTCTCACTCAAGAGAAAGAACCAAGCCCAGAAACGTGTGTAGGGATAGCACGCGCCTTTGGTATTGCACCTGAGCGCGTCTTTCGACTAGTAGGTATTTTGCCTCCCATCATCATTGGAAATGACATTGAGAAAGAGAAACAAGACTTACTAGATCATTTTCAATATCTCAAAAAAGAGGACCGAGATACTGTCCGTCTCATTGTCCAAACGCTCTATGATCAGCGAGCAGAGTATATGGTCAACAAGAAAAAAAGCGAGGACTAAATGGCACGTCGAAAGAAAAAGTTAATCAGTATTCGGAAGCCTAAACTACGCATCACCTCCAAAGGTGTCAAAGTAACCAAGCCCTCCGCTCGAATTGGTGGAAAGGCTGGCGTGAACATCAGCAGCAAGGGAGTCAGCGCTAGTGTACGCACCAAACACGGCACGGTCAGCACGCGCAAAGGCCGTTCGGGTTGTGCGTGTTGCCCACTTATGCTCTTGGGCATCTTTGCAGCATTTTCAGGTACTATAGCGGGAGTCGGTTACATCCTCGCAATGTTGTTATAGGTGCTCAAGGAAAAAGATTGAACATATTCGGACGGAAGAAACGCAAGAAACCCCAACGCAGAACCAAGTGGTCTTCTCATAAGCGTGCTTACGCTAACAAGCCTCTAGGTCTGCGTTCTTATCTGCTGCGTCAAGCCATATCACAGGAAATGCCAACGGAAACGATGGCAGCCTATACCACAGAAGCCAATCGAATTGATAACGACTTCGCGAAACGAAGTGCAAGTGCAAGTCAACTGGAAAAGGCTGGCAAACTTGATAAGGCCATCAAAATCTACGAGTCTATGATAGCCGATGTGTTTGACGGTTCCCATCCTTACACTCGTCTTCGCATCATCTACAGCAAGCAAAAGCGATATGATCAGGCTATCCGAGTGTGCGATCAGTTCATCACTATGGCTGATCAGATGATCAAGCTAGGTTCCTCCCGCAAGGATCTACGATCCAAACGCCAACAATTCCGCGAATGGAAAGTGAAACTAGGAAAGAAGTGATGCTACAACCATTCTGAGAAAGTTGCAATTTTTAGGGTTTAGAGTATACTACATACGGTCCACAGCGTGATGTAGTGGACAAAACGGGCGCGTAGCTCAGACGGTCAGAGCGCTACACTCACATTTTTGATTGTTTTTTTAAGGTGCTTTTGATCACAACATCCCGCCCCAGACGGTATGTAGCATACTCCTAGACAAAAGGAGATCGCTACATTATGAGATTGCTACAAGCCGTCAACGGATACCTGCTTTTCAAGGCCACCCGCTGTACTCCCGAAACCATCAAAATCGACCGCACCCAATTCGAGCAGTTTGTCGCCTGGTATGGCGACCGCGATGTGCTCGACCTCACCACTACCGACGTCGTCAAATACCTCCGCCATAGCGACGAGCGCGGTCTGTCCGCCTTTACAAAGCGCCGCCAGCTCTCCATCATCTCGGCGCTGTACCGCTGGCTCGGAGAGGTCGACGTCGCTCTGGTCCCGAGGGGACACAACCCAGCCGCCCCCGTGCCTGCGCCCCAACTGCCCGATCTCCAACCAAAGGCGCTGGATAAGCGGACCATCGACGCTTTGCTGGGTGCGACGTCTGGCTGTCAGAACCATCGCCGTGACCGAGCGATTGTGCTCTTCTTGGTGGATACCTGCGCCCGTGCATCCGAGACCTGCCGTGTCCAGGTCTCGGACGTGAATCTCAAAACGGGTCGGACGCTCGTTTTGGGAAAGCGATCAAAAGAGCGCTTCGTCTACCTGGGCCGCCAAGCTCAGTCCGCCGTGTGGCTCTATGCCAGCGACGAGCGGCCAGAACCGAGCCGCGTCCGCGATGACCACCTGTTTCTGACCAAGCAGGGCTACCCGCTCAACCGCTATTCGCTGCGCAATATCATCGTCCGCCTGGCCAAGCGCGCTGGCGTCAGGGCCACCCCGCACGCCTTCCGGCACACCGGCGCGATCCAACATCTGCGCAACGGGATGGACCTGGTGAGCCTCCAGCATTTGCTTGGTCACAACGACATAGCCACGACGCGGAAATATCTGACCGCCCTGGCCGATGAGGATGTGGAGAAACAGGCCCAACGCACGTCGCCCGCCGACAATTGGCGGCTGTGATCACGTGGCCGCGAATATGCGAATATAACCCGTCACGTCGCCGACCGTGACCTCGATCCAGCCCTGCTCGGTCGCGCCAGTGCTGCCCGCGTCGATGATCGCCAGCGCCTCGGTCGGCGTATCAAGCCGGCCCGCGAGGATCCGCTCCAGTTTCGCTACCTTCGCCTCCAGCTCCTCGATGCGGTCGAGCGGATCGTTGACGTAATGATCGCGACCAATCAATCTCGCCACTCTTCTACCTCCAGCGTGCAATGGCCCGCTGGCGTCCACTCGCGCGAGAGAATGCGCACCGGCCCGTTGAACTCCCAATCCTCCCCCGCATCCAGGAACGCCTGGAGCGTCACAATGTCGCCGACATGGTACTCATCGAACGTTGCCGGATCCTCGTTCGATACGTTTGTCAGTGTGCCCCGCGCGCGCGGCTCTTTCCACTCGTCGAGCAGCGCGTCCGCCAACTCCTGGAGCGTGGTCTCGTCGGTAATACTGGGATATATTTTCGCCTGCTCTCGCAGCCCGTACCGATATTTGCTATCCAGATCCTCCGAGATCACGGTCGGGCGATCCGCCCACGTCACGCCGCTGCCTATGGCGATGATGCGGTTGTAAATCGGCCCCTGTTCGTCGAGATTGACCTCGCCGACGTTGTGGCCCTCGACGAGATGGACCGAGTTGCGCCGGTCCGCGCCCCGCCGCTCATAAAAATGGAGATAGAACGAAAGGCGCCCATCCTGATACGACGGTACAACCGCATAGTCGTAACCCGTCGCCAGGCTGCGGATCTCTGTGAGCAATCCATCGTAATGATATTCTTGCGTCCTCGAGCCGCCCGCGTACACGTCGCCAATAGAGATGGCGAGCGGATAGCTCGCCTTTGCACTCTCGACGAGCGCTTGCGCAATCGCCCCCGATGCTGTACTGCTATAACTCACGTCTGCGCCAGAGATGCGCCAGTCGAGCATCCGGTCGCTTTCGTAGGCCACGGCCGTCAGCCCATACGGGCGGCGGCTGAGCGGAAAATCGATCACGCCGCCCCAATCCGGCAGGCCACTCCCAAATTGCAACAGCAAATAGTTGCCCGCCCGGATGTTTTCCGCCGCCGCCTTGTCGTCAGCATAGGCAATATTGAACGTAGCCCGCCCGGTCTGACCCAACCGCCAGAGACAACTCTGGATATCCACACTCAGATCGTCGAGCTTCGATCCGCCTGAACTGAATACCATCGCCTCGATGGCCGTGTCGTTCACTCGAAATACCTCCGATCCCATATAATTTCGATCTCTAGCTCGTTCGCTCCCGTCTCGGCAAAGTCGAGATCGTTGACGCCTGGCGTGAGCCGCAGCCAGTCCCGCCGCGTGCTATCCGGCGTCAGTGCGTACTGGAGTTTCGTCCCGTCCACCAGGCTCACCGTCTTGGTGTCGGTGTTCACGATCAATACCGTGTCTACCTCGATATTCACTTCCAGCGTAATGGCCTCTCCTGTCGTCGAATTGATGATCGTGCAATTAAGTGGGTAATTGTTCTGCTCGTCACCGACCGTCACGTCTGGAGTATAGCTCGAATCTAACGTCAGCGTCACATCAGCACATTCTATCCGCCACTGCGAAACCGCAGAGTTTACGCTTCTGTTTCGCAGTCTGACATAATGGGTCCCCGACGTGATGGCGCTATTATAGCTCCAGTTCTCCCAAGTAGTCGGATTAACGGTCGTGATTGTGTACTCGGTAGTCCACGTACTTCCATCAATGCTCGATTCCACGTATCCTATATCGCAACCGGATGAAAATGACGTATACCGTTCGCCGTTAGCAAAATTCACATTAGAAATGGGCAATGGGGAATAGACGCAGAATGAACCCACCCCGTATTCCCACGTGTCTTCAAAAATCCCAATTTCCTCCCACGGATCGGCATCAGTCTTGTGATTGGCGGTGTAGAAATCCCAGTTCGGGCGGCGCGAGTCATACTGAATAACCTGTTTCGCCCACTGCATCCCACGCAGCTCATCATCCTCACCGAAATTGTTGTAATCCCACGAGCCATTATCACTGTTGTCGAGGTCGAACGCTGGTTTATAATCATCATCCACATCAGGCGCACTCAACGTCGAATCGCCATAGTAGACCCAGACGTCGTGCTGTATCCAGTAGATGGTGTCAGACGTCGTGTGCGCCGCCGCCGACGTGCCACGAGCTGCCCGGGTCACGCCAGAAAAGGTCGAGGTCGTCGAATTCTTGGCCGTGTAGATGAATACCTCACTATCAATGAACAATAGCCCAGATGATGGAAAGTCGGAGATACTTGTGCTCGCTGTGATAGTCGTGATCGTGTCGCCCGACCCAATGGCCACGCCCAGCGTCGCACTTGCGGCTGGCTCGAAATCCATATAGCACCAGATCTTCATCGCGCTGGGGACCGTGCCGCCCAGCCAGCGGTCCACTTCCACGCCGTCCACGTACACCCGCACGTCGTCTCCATCCGCCTGTGCCTTGCCGGTCAGGTCGGCTGGCTCGATGCAGATCGGATGAGCGCCCGCGCTGCTGTCACTGTTCCACACCACCGGCGAGAAACGCTTGTAATCGAATCCGCCGCTTTTGGCCGCTGTCGGCGTGATGCGCAGCTCCGGGTACACCTCATCCTCGCTTGTCACTGTTACCCGCAGATCCTCACCTGTTGCGTGGACGCGCCAGAATGCCACATCACCGTCCCGGCTGCGCCAGCGGATGTCGCCGTCGATGTCGAGCGGTGTCACCGTCGCAAAGGCCAGCCGACGCCCGCCCTCGCTCCTCGGCTGGGGATGCTCGGCCAGTACATCGAGCCAGCGAGCGCGCCACGGATCCTGTGCGTACAGCCAGGCCGCTTCCGAGCAGTTGAGTGCGCAAGCGGCCACCAGGAACTCGGCGATGGCGATGTTCGCCTGGTTTGCGCCGTTGTAATCACTCCCCAGCATCCAGTCCGTCAGTGTGGGCGCGTCCAGGCCCGTGATACTCGTGCAACCATCCCGCGAGCCATCCACGTACAATCGCGCTTCTCCAGCAAAATCCACCACCAACGTCAAATGCAACCAATCGCCCGCGCTGAATGTCTGCGCGCTTGATTGAAACCGGTCCGAGCCGTTGATATAAACGTGGAACTTGTCGTCGCTGTCCTCATACTCCAAATAGATCCGCGCGTTGTCGCTCGCCCCGCGCGCGTCGCACAAGATCGCCTCGTCTGGCCAGTCGTCATCGGCGGCATACGGCATCTGCACGACCAGGTGAAACGTCAGCGAGCTGTTGGCTGAAATCAACGTCACCTCATCGCTCAGGTCCACCTTTGTCACTGTGCGCGTCGATTTGCTCCCGTGCTCCGTGCTGTCCCAGGCATACTCCTCGCCCATCGCCCCGTGACAGAGCGAGGTCGGGTAGAGTTTCTGCTCGACCTGGAGGCCGTCCACGTAGAAACTGCCCGCCCCGGCCCCGTTCTGTTTGATGTACAGTGTGGTCGAGCCGTTCGCCTGCGCCGCTGGAATCTGCGCGCCGTACCGCGTCCAGTCGCCATCCGCGACCGTCTCCGCCACGTCGTGCCAGTTCGAGTTATCGAGCGAGACCTGGATGTCGTTCGGAGCCTGGCCGTACTGCCAGAAGGTGACGAAATGGATCGCGTTCGCCGCCGCCGCTATTGTCCACGAGCCGCCGTCGCCGCTCGCCGTCGTCGTGATTTTGAAGCTGTAGAGGTTCTGCTGGTCGAACAGATACACATCCTGCGAGCGCGCCACCGTGCCGCTCGCTACATTCCCGAAATTCCCCGCCGCGCCCGCCACCGGGTTCTTGACCAGGTTCGTCGTCGCCTCCTCGATGACGATGGCCCGCGTCTGGTCGTCGTACTCGTCGCCCGCGTCCACGTGCCAATCCTGCTGGGTCGCGCTGTTGTGCGCCGTCCCCTCCCAGGAATACCCGGCCAGGCCGCCCCAGACCAGCGTGCTCACAGTCGAAGATTTCTCCACCTGGAGGCCGTCAAGGATGATCGTCACTGCAAATTCAAACGAGGTCCAGGCATCCGCGTCCGCCGCGTCATCCGACCAGGCATCCGAGTCCGACGTCGTCCAGACGCCCGGCTCCGCCGTGTACGCCCCGCCCGTCGTGCGGATGGTCAACGTCGTCGAGCCGTTCGCCTGCGCTGCGGGGATCTCCGCCTCGTAGCGCGTCCACAGGCCACTGCTCTGGCCCTGCGCTACCGTGTGCCAGTTCGTCCCATCGAGCGATACCTGGAGCGTGAGTGCCTCACTGTCCCGCCGCCAGAAAGAGACGACGTGGATCTCATTGGCGAGCGTGTCGAGCGTCCATTGCCCGCCGTCGTTTTCAGCCAGGCAGTCGATCTGATAAGCGTACTCGTCGCAATCCGAGTACAGGTCGTAGCTCGACGTGCGCGAGACCGTGCCGGTCCCATAGTCGTTGTACCCGCTGCTCCCACCGGCGACCGGGTTGTGGAGATAGTTGATCGTCGCCTCGTCCACCACCGTCGCCGAGGTCTGGTCGGTGCCAATGAAATGGACCGCCCCGCTGAGATCCGCCTCCACATCGTCCGGCTGGAGCAAGTCGCGCACGTGCCAGGCCGCGTCGTCGTCCACATAGACGTCCCACGGCCCCATCGCCAAGAGACCATCCTGCATCGCCAGGCCAGGCGGGACAGAATCCCCGGCCAGCAGCCGCCGCGTCTCGCCCCGCTCTGCGTTGAGGTACTGGTAGAGCAGCCGCTTGTTCGCCTTCCAGTAATTGTCGACGAACCAACTCTCCAGGAAAAGGCGCCGCGCGGGCAGCTCCACGCCAGAGATGACCGGCCTCCGACCGTGCCGCCTGGCATACTGCGGCTGCACCTGGCCCAGCCCCGTCGCCTCGACCAGCAACGAGACGACGCTCGCGTCGGAATAGTCCACCCCCTCGCTGATGACGAGACCGTCAATCGCAAATGGTCGTAATGCCATACCCCTCCTATGCCGCCAGCGCCGCGAGCTGCTCGAGTAACCCGCCCGCGTCCTGGACGCCAGTGAATTGTGGGCCGTACATCGTCACGCTCTGCCGGTTGTCCGTGACGCTCTGCCCGCTGCCCGCACCGCCCAGGCCCGACGCGCTCAGTTTCTCCGATAGGCTGGGCATCTGATTGATCGCGTCCGCGATGCCACGCAGCCCCTCCTCGAATGGCGTCGCGCTGCCTGGCTGCAACCATTCGGGCAATTCGATGTTTTGCGTCAAGCTATCAAAAACGCCCGTTAGTTTCTCCACCCCCTGCACGGTCGCGTCGATGATGTTACCGATGCCTTCCAGCCCGGCGATGAATAGGTCGATCAAGCCAATCAATGCGGTTAAGTAAAAATCGAGCGTGTTCCACACTGCCAGGCCCGCCAATTGGCCGAGAAACTCGGCGAATCCGCCTCCCTCCTCCGTGCTGATGCCCAGCTTTTCGGCCAGCGGCGCCAGCGCGTCCGTCAATTTCCCCCACACCTCTTTGAGTTTCTCGCCCAGCTCGACCAGTTTCGGCTGGATCTCGTCTCTAAACTCACGCAATCGAGGCGCGATCTGCTCCTGAAAGGGCCGAAAGCCCGCCCGGAATTGCTCACCCCATTGTTTCACCTGTTCGGCAAAGGCAACCAAACGCGCGACTGTTTCAGGTGGGAATACGCCCTCAATTGAATCTCTGAAAGCGTCGATTGGCTCTTTGCCCTCCTGGAGGCCGCTGGTAAACCGTTGAAACACGTCCGCGCCCGTCTCGATGATCGGGATCACGTCATTCGCTAGATTTGTCCCCAGAGTATCCAACACCGGAGCCAACGCCCCGCCCACCGTAGCCCACGCATCTTGAGCGACGTTCTTAATCCGCGCCACCGACCCCGAAAACGTCGCCGCCTGCTTGCCCGCCTCGCCCTGAGCATAGGCCATCTGATTCAATGCTTCCTGATACCTGTATTGTGCCTTTTCCGCATCCGATAGCGTCTCCCACGTCTCCGACAACGACCCATCAAAGGCCATATTCTTCATATAGGTGTCGTTTAGCGTCAGCCCCAGGAACTCGGCGCTCTCCGCCTCGCCGCGCATCGCTGCCTGGACCCGTTCCGATGCCTCCGCCAGGTCGATCTTTTTCAGCGCCGCCAGATCCGCGCTCGCCGTGATCAGGCCGCGCACCTGGTCCTCACCCATCCCATAGCTCTCCACCAGCGTCCTCATCCCGCTGGCCGCGCTCTGAAACGATTCGTCGCTGAATGTCGTCTCGCGCTGCATCCGCTTCGACCACCTAATCCAATCATCTGCCGTGTCGGTAAACGATGCCCGCAATTCATTCAACGTCGCTCTCGTTGTCTCGAACTCGGAAAACGCCTTGACGCCCATCCCAACCGCAGCCGCGCCGATGCCCACGACAGCCGTGGCCGCGCCCGCCGCGGCCACGCCGATCCCCTTTTTCAGCACCCCGCCGAGACGCCCGACCGTCCCCCGTGTCTGCTTTTCCGCCTGCCCCAGCGCGCGGTCGAGCGCCTCCGAATTACCCCTCAGATAGACAATCGCGTCGCCAAGTGTTATTGCCATACTATCTATCCCCGAATCATCGCCCCGCTATTTGCGCCAGCATCGCCTGCGGCGAGATCTGTTGATACCGCTTCCCGGTGGCCCCCACGACCACACCGCTCGATCCCACGCTGCCCGCCACCGGCCCAAGGAAGGCCGAAGCCATCACTTGCGCCTCGAAATGGAGACGGCGCAGATAGGCCGCCTCCAGCTCTGCCAGCAGCACCGGCTCCAGCTCGTCGTCCCAGATCCCCCACTGGCTCAGCGCCAGCTCCGCGTGGTCTATGCCCCTGGAGAGCCAAGCTCCGCCACTTTGAGCAGGCTCTCCAGCACCGAGCCAAAAGGGTACGCCAGCCCCAGGATCTTGGTAAATGCGTCGAGCATCTCGCTGTCATACGCCTCATCGAGCGCGCCCTCCAGATCGGGCGCGTAGGCCAGCACCAGCTCGCGAATCACATCCACGCTACGCAACAGCTTCCCCGAGACCGACCGCACCAACCCCGCCAATGCCTGGCCGTCCGTCAGGTCCAGACCCGGCGCGTCGTCCAGGAGCTGCGCCAAATCCTCGAAATGGCTCTCCAACTCCTGCCGCCAGGCCGCGTTTTCGCGGCTGCGCAACTCCTGGACGGTGTGCGTCGTCCCTCCGAGCGTAACCTTCACCGTGCGCATCAGCTCGTTTTCTCCGCCGTCACCCGCTGCCAGAGCATCAGCTCTTGCCCGCGACTCTGGGACGTGTCGGCGAGCGCCTTGATCTGGATCGGGATGCCGGGATAGTCGTCGCCCTTTTTCGAGAATTCGAGCGCGCCGTTGAGCACCGCCGTCCCCTTGTGAATAAAGATACGGATCGGCTGCTCGGTGCCATCGCTCTCGATGAACATCCCCTCGACGCCCCAGGCCCGCTCGGTCAGCACCACCTCGCCGCCCAGACCGGTCTCCTCGTACCCATCCTGGCTGGCCCCGGCTGCGACCTCACTGACCGTATCCTGGTTACTGGCCGCGAGCTGGAGATATTCTGCCGTCAACTCTGCCAGCACCGTCTCACAGACGAGCGATTCGCCGATGCGGAAGCGCTTGACCGCGGCCAGCACCTCCTCGACGGTGATGTCTGCCTCCTCGCTCTCGTAGGCGGCAGTGAACGGTGCCTTGGTGTAGCCCGCGCGCTCCCAGTTGCCGCCCCACGAGTCGCCGAAATCGACGGTCGTCGCGTCGGGCTTGCTCTCACCGACCGGCGCCTCCCACAAGACCGCGCCCGTCTTGACCAGATTTGTAACACTTGGTGTACCCATATTGCCTCCTTACATCTCCCTTATGACTGCCTGATCATCACCCGGAAGTGAGCCAGCACATAGTGCCACCCCGTCTCCGGTTCATCCAACAACTGCCCCAACGTCTCGCTCTCTGCGTAGAGAATGCCCGAATTGTGGCCGTTGTGAAGCGCATCATACAACGAGCGATACAGCTCGAACGACTCAATCTCGCTCGATTCCTTGTTTCCGTCGACCCCGTAGCACTTGAACTGCACGCTCGGAATCAACAGCGCGTCATCGTAATCCGGCCCGCCGCCCCGCGCCCGGAAGACGATGCAATCCCCATCCGTCAGCCGGTATCCGCTCGGCGGCTCCGAGCGGCCGGCATAGATCTCTACGTCCGATAACTCGCTCTCCAAGAAAGCGAGTAGGACCGCGTGCACGTCAACCACCAAAATGCTCCTTGCCCACCTCGCGGATCACGCCGCCCGCGATCCGCTTGAGCTGCTCCAGCGCCTTGTACATAAAGCCCACCCGCTCCTCCTGATAGATGGTATAATTCGCCGCCCCGTGGATGGCCGCCTCACCCGGCCCCAATTTCGGCGGGTCCGCCATCTCTTGCCCCTCTGCCCGATGCGAGCCACTGGGACCGAAGCCATAAATGGCGTTGCGCATAAAGCCCGTATCCACCGGCGCGTCGCGCTTGGCGTACCCCTCCCCCTGGAAGGCAAGCCGCGTCAGCAACTCGTCCTTCGCCTCGTCCACGACCAGGAGCACGTCGTTTTCGTACCAGTTCACCTGACTGTCGGCCATCACCAGCTCTTGTAAATCTTGGTGACGGCGACGGGCTTGTCCAGATCGCCATCCACGAAATCGACCAGCACGAAATCGCCAACATCCAGGTTGCTGGCCAGGAAATCGTCCACGACGACCTGCGTGACGTAGCAATCGAGCGTGATCTGGTGCCCGTGCCAATTGCGAGTGGCGTTGAGCGGCTTCTCCTGCCCTGGATTGAATGCGTCGACCACCGCCCAGTGGGGCGAGGCCGTCACATCCGCATCTATCAGATTTGCTCCCACACTACCGTCTGGTCTGATGACAATCTCAGGCATCGATCACCTCCACCTCTGCATAAAAGTCACCCCAAGTATCCTCGCCCGGCTCTACGCGCAACGTGCCCGTCGCTCCAGCCCCGAATGGCCCGATTATCGCTGTCGCATCTCCATTCTCATCCAGATCAAGCTCCAGCACATCTCCCTCCTCTGGAGTAGCCAGGAAATACACAGCCAGGTCGATAGATTTGCCATTCGTCCCCTGCACGGTCAGCGTCGCGGTATCCACGCCGTCCGCCTCGATCTGCTCGGCGTCGATCTCCAATCGCGTTACGGTCGGCTTGATGTAGCCGTGGGTCCACATATCCGCAACGCACGTGGCGTGCGCCGATTTCAGCGTTGTGTGATATTCGCCGTGTGTGATTTCTTCAGCGTCCATCTGCGCCTGTGCCATAGTGATGGCATCCAAATAAATTTGATTGATCTCTGCTTCTGTAGGCATATTCCCCCTAGCTGGTAGAAAACTCCAATCCCACGATCAACGATCCAGCGATCAACTCGTACGCAACATTTGTGCTAGTCGTCTCTGCCGTAATATACGTTGAGGCTGCAAAATAGAGAAACGGCAGATCCTCCAATGTATACGGGTATTGCGCGGTGTTGCTGATTGCATCCGAATCTACATAGACACGCTCTGTCGCAATGGCACCGTCACCAGATGCAGATTCACCTATTCGTATATTTATATTAGCCGTAAATTCTGCGCAAGGGCGAATGAGGATTGGTACAAACACAGTGTCGGCTGGAACTTGGTAGTCGTTTCCATCCTCATCGTGAAACGTGATTGGTACGTCGTCCTTCGCATTCGAGGGCAACACCAATATTTTCAAATCACTGCCGGCGTTTGTTATCGCATTGCCCCGCAATCTTATCCCGTGAGTCATTTTTCCTCCTACGCCGTTGAGACTTCAACGCCAATAAGCACCGCTCCCGATGCTATACCGGTGATGCTATGTGTGCTTTCCGCAGTGACGTACTTACCAGCACGAAAAACCCCGATCATTTGTGCGTCACCAAACATCTCAAGCTGACCACCCGTTGCATCCTTGATATATAGCACTTCCCTCGTCAGCGCCCCATCCCCTGCATCTGACTCTCCAACACGACCATCTTCTCCTGACGGAATTGTCATCAATGCGGAGATGCTGATGAATAGGGTATTGGCAGGAACCTGATAGTCGCTACCACCTGAATCGTGGAACGTAACGGGGGTGTCATCTTTAGCATTGCTCGGCAGAGTCAACACCTGAATTTTACTCCAGTCGTCTGTTCCCACCGCGTCCGATAATCGAAACACTTTTGCCATAATTCACCTCAAATCCCGTAAACCATCGCCTCTGCGACAGTGACCGCGCCAATATCGCTGGCAACCTGCGCCGTCGTCCGCCCCTCCAACCCATTCACCGTCCACCTGGCGTACTCATCATCGCTTGGCGAACCGTCTACCGTGACGATGTGATTGTCCGCGATGCCGTGCTGCACCTGGTGCGTGTGATCGCTCCGCGCGAACGAGTGCGCGCTGCCCTCAGCAGCCGCCGCCACCCCAACGATCTCCCCCGCTGCTGCGCAATCGAGCGGATCGGAGCCATCCTCCGGATCGTGCGTATCTTTGTGTGCGGCTGGCGTCGGCGTGATCACTCCCCCATCATCGTCGTCCGTGTGATCGTGGAGCGGAATATTCCCCTCGCTCCCCGCTTTAACCACGCTCCACTCAATCGTCGCCAGGTTGCTCGTCAGATTCCGCGTCCCGTCCGTTTTCAGCGTCACCGTCGTCGTGCCCGCCGCGTAGGACGAACTGACGCAGATCCTCTTCTTGATCCCATCCGCGCCACAGTCGCACAACACCGCCCGGTCCGCGATCAGATAATCGGCATAATTGCCCACCACAGAAAACGAGTCTACCCCGATAAAAGTCGCGCTCAGGCTCATATCTCTCCTCCTACCTCTCTACACTCCAGCACCAGACCGCTCGGCCCGCACTTGACCGGTCCCTCGATCTCGTAAATCGCCGGATCCGTAATCTCCACGCCGTAACGATGCGTCACCATCACCCGGTCACGCTCGTCGATCGTCGTCGCAATCGGCAGCCGGATCCGCGCGTCAATCGCCGGGACCGCGCCCGTTCCCTGCACCTCGTCGACCTGGACGTGCTCCACGCCGCACTCGGTCAGCTCGCCATAGACGTACTCCCGCGTCGGGTTATTGTACCCATCCTCTGTGCTCCGGTACGCGCCGATGCGACACGTATCCTGCATCGCCTCCTCCTGCGTCGCCTGCATCCGGCTCAATTCGGTCGTCGTGAATGCCCTCATACCCGATTCACTCTCCAGAATGCCCCCAGAGCGCAGAAGCCTGCCATTTTAGGCCAATTTCTGCCACAGTTTAGCACAAACGTTCTCTGGGCGCGTCCTACACACTCAGCACGGCCACGCCGCTCGCCAGATCCGCGTCTGGCGTGCACGTCACCAGGTCGTCCGCGTCGTTGTACAGCTCCGTCTGGAACGGCCCGACGAACCAATTCTCCGACGCCGTCACCGTCACCGTCCGCGTCGCGCTCTGCCCATCGAGCGTCTTTTGAATCGTGAACACCAGCGCCAGCGCGCCCGCGTCGTTCTCCACATAGAGCAGCGTGTGCCCATCGTTCGGGAAGGTGAACCCATCCGCGCTCGTCACACTCTGCAAATTCGCCTCCGCGCCCGTCCGATTCGCGCTCTGTCGCGTCAATGCCTCTGTCGCCATCGTCAATCCTCCTACGAGTAGGTTGGGTTTCGTTCCTCAACCCAACTAATCCTCTAGCCTTGCGCCCATCGCGTATCCGCGCCGGTCTCCTTCGGCCACTTTACCGCCGAAATCGTCCCCATCGCCCGCTTGCTGCGGTAGCGCGCCGCCATCTTCATATAATGCTCATAAGCCTGGCTCCGGCTGTAACGGCCTCCATCGGCAGAGAAATCGAAATCCTCCGCCACGGTCGCCGCCTTTTCCTCCCAGATGTCGGCGGCGGCGGCGTTCAGATCGTAGGTAGCGATCCAATCGTCGTTCTCCTCCTGCGTGGGCGGCTGCGTCGACGTATCCCAGGTGTAGGCTTCCTCGCCGAGTTCGTCCACCAATGGATACCGCTCGATATAGTCGGTGAGAGCATCATCGTCGTAGGTCGTATCATCCGGCTCGTCAACCATCCTCCGCAGTCGTTCGATCTGTGCCGCCGTCGCCGCCATCCTTCACCTCCGATGTAGGTTGGGTTGCGTTCCTTAACCCAACCTACAAACTATGCGTGGACATACTCGATGTAATACGTGCCCACCAACCCCGCCAGCGTCGCGCTTGGCGTCACCGTCACGTACTCGGCGGACCCCCACAACACGACCGCCGCAGCCACGGCTGTATCCACACACTGCTCCACGTTGTCCACCAGAATCGCGGCAGAGCCGACGTCTACACCGTCGAGCAACTCGTCGTTGCTCGTCAGCGATGCGGCCACACCCGCGTCCACCGTCGCCGCGCCCGTCGCCTGCGTCGTGACATTGATGATAAAGCGCGTGATGAGCAGATCAGCGCCCTCTGGGTTCGCCAGGTTGAGCGCATCGCCGCCGGTCGTGGTCGTCGCAGCCGTCAAGTTGCCGTACAAACAGCCTTTTCCTTGTGCCATCGTTTACCTCCTCCGATATAGTAGGTTGGGTTGAGGAACGAAACCCAACTACGTAATCAACTCCACCGCCACGCCGCTGCCATCCGCGCCCGTCACGGCGTCCATATTCCCGAACAACACACCCCGGTCGTTCGCGTCCAACTTGCTCGCGCCATAGATCATACAATCCTTGAGGAAAATCTTCCTCGGCGCGCCCATCCCCGCTGGAATCACGAAACCGCTCGTCATCGCCGTGCCCGAATTGTTCAAGAACAGACACTCGATGAACGTATTGTCCCGGTCGATCCCCGTCGCGTCGATCACCTCGACGAACCCCGCGCCAGCGTTCCCGGCCCGCATCCGCACCGTGCACCGCTCAAAGATGTTCCGATGCGCCTCCCCGTCGAACAGAATGCCCATCATCCCCGTCGCAGCGTCGATGGTATCCACGCCGATGGTGCAGTTGACGAACGTATTCTCCTCCGCCGCGTTCAGCTTGAGCGAAGCGCCGCCGTCAACCGCCTGCGTCGCGTGCCCGCCACCGGCAAAGTGCACATTCTCGAAATAGTTACGCCCTCCCGTGACCTGGACGTTGATGAGACTCGTCGCGTCGTCCACGCCCTGGAAGATGTAAAAATTCTTGAACATACACCCCGTCGCCGTAATGTTGAGCAGCGGCGACGCGCCCGTCAGCGTCGCGGTCTGAAAGATGCGCGAGCGCTGCGCGATCCGCGTCGGCGCGCACATCCCCAGGAGATGCGTATAGTTCTTGTCCCACGTCAGCGCCGCTGCCAGGTTGTTCCCGCTCGACCCGGCCAGGTAGAGCACGACGTCGTGCTGGTTCGCCGTGCACAGCGCCTCTGCCGCCTCGATGGAGGCAAGCGGCTTGTTCCAGCGGTCGCCCGGATTCGAGTCGCTCCCGTTCGCCGGGTCAACCACGTAGATATTCGAGTTCAACCCGCGCGGAATCCCCTGGAGCGCGATATACTCCTTGATTTCCTTTGGAAATAGAGACATATCACACCCCCTCTAGGTCGTCAGATAGGCGAACGGATAGCGGGTCGCGGCGGTCGTGTTCACCCGATTGATCGGGTTCGGAACCTGGAACCCCAGCCGCATCACGACCATAATGGCCGCCATCCGCTGCTGCATCAGGTTATAGACGATGTTTCCAGCCGAATCCTGGATGATGCCCTCGGTATAGACCTCGAACTCCATATCCTGGCGCATCGAGTAGACCAACTGCTGCCAGTCGCCCACGATCATCTTGTAGGTCGAACTGGCGATGCCGCTCGTCGGAAAGTAGAGCGGCGAACCATCGAGCACGTACCTGCCCGGCGCGCTGGGGTCCGTGTTGAAAATCGGGATCCCGTTCGCGTCCCGAGTGTCGCGCAGCTTGCCCTTCATCTCCAGGTGCGCGATGCCACCGGTGACGGCATAGCCATCCTGCTCGACCAGACTGAACAACTTGCCGTCGCCCAGGATCGCCTCGTAGAGATCCGTGCAGGCCGCGATAGATACGTTGTGAACCGCCGTGGCCGCCGCCGTCTGGATCGCCGTGCACCACGTGCTCGGCTTGTTCGTGCCATAGAGCACCGCGTTGTCGACCGCCACACCCAGCGCGGTCACCATCTCTGGCCGGACCTCGCTCCAGATCGGGATGCTGGCGTCGTTCAACACGTTGCGCGGAATGGGAACGAGCACGGCCAGGTCCTCGGCGTAGATAGAAACGTCAGCCCAGTTGACCTCGCTCGTCTCGACCAGCCCCGTGTCGGCGCCGGGAAAGTAGGCGGTCGCCAGCGCGCTCAGCACCGGCATCTTTTTCTCATACACGCTCATATCCCGCAGCCGCCGCGCCATCCGCATCACGTGCGACGCCTCTGGGACCGCGTTCACAAATTCTGTGCTGTACTCGACCGGGATGATCCCGGCCACGTCAGCCCGACTGATTACGTTTGTAAAAGCCATTCTTGGCCTCCTTGTCTAATGTCTAGCGAGCGCCCGCCTTCCGGCGGATGATGTCGTCCATCACGTCCCCGCCTGCTGGCGCGCCCCCGCTCCCCGTCCCCGTCCCGGCATTGCCAGGAGGGGAACCGGCTTTCTGAAACAGTTCCGGGGCGGCCTTTTTGACCGCCTCCCAATCCACGTTACCGCGCCGGTCGAACGCCTCGATGTCCTGCGCGGTCAGCCAGGCCAGCCGCGGATTCGTGCAGCCCGTCTCGGGCCGCGCCGCTTCCGCGAAAAAGTCCGCTCGGCGATTCGCCGATTCCAACTCATCACTCAGACCCTCCAACTGTTGCCTCGCCGTACTGCCCTCCTCGAGCGCCCCGGTTGCTTCCCGCAACTGGCGCGCCAAATCAGTCCGCTGCTCCCGCTCACCAGTCAATGCACCCTCCAATACACGGAATCGCTCCGCTACCAGATTCTGCACGCCCTCGTCAGCAGATTGCAGCCACTCGTCAAAACTCGGCATCGCGCCCCCATCTTGACTTGTGTTCTGATTTTCCCCACTGTTCTCTTGCTCAGACATTGCTCTCCTTCCTTCGGAATCACTCCAAAGCCGGGCATCGCGCCCTTATTGATGAGCTTGGCATCGCGCCTCCACTCATTACTACTTTAATAGCCCTTGCCAATCCTGTAGGTTGGGTTAAGGAACGCAACCCAACCTACTGACTCGCCTTGACCCGTTCCTCGGTTTCCTGAAGTTGCAGCTTGATCGCCGCCAACAAAGCGCCCTTGTCCTGGACAGACCAGTCTGATGCCTGTTCCTGATATAGTATCTCGACCACCTTTTGAATCACCTCGTCCGCTTTCATTCCCCTATCCTCGTCGTCCTAATAATGTCCGCCAGCTCCATCTTGCCCCAGGCGTCCAACGTGGGCAGATTCAACGGGTCGCCCTGGACCCCCGCGCAGACCGCCGCCGCGTCGTAATCGAGCGCCGAGGTCGCGCGCTCTCGGCTTTCGGCAGGCACCTGATCAATCTTGCTGATGCGGCCCGCCTTTGTCCGCGCCACGCGCTTGCGGCCCAACTCTTCGATCAACCGCATCCGCTGTTCGTAATTCGCCCGGCCAATATCCCGCGCGCTGTACCCCATCTGCCTCAATAGCACGCCTGCCTCTCGCTCCATCTCCTTTTTGGCGCTTGCCCACAGCTCGCCCTCCATCCGCTGGGCCTCGCGCCTGCTAAAGCGCCCCTGCCGGACGAGCACGACCTCCTTGCCCACATTCTGATAGTGGGAATCCTGCGCGCCGCGCCGCTCGGCGACGTGGACCCGGATGCCCTCTCTGCTGTACTTTTTATACAGCTCGTACCCCTCGCGCTCCGCCGCCTGCGCCACCACCTTCCAGTCCTCCACCGTCGCCTCGTCCGGCGAAACGCCCAGCACGTTCCACAATTCGGTGTTGAGCCGCTGCTCCTGCTGTAGCGACTGGTCGAGCGCGTCCATATACCCCTTGACGCCCTCCGCGCCAAACTCGTCCCCCGCCGCCAGCATCGCCTCGTAAGCCTCGCGCGCCTCCGCCAATTCCGCCGCCGCCTGCCGCTCTTGCGCCGGGATGACACGGCCCGGACGCCCGCCCCGGTCCGGCTCTGGCTCCGGCTCTGGCGGCGACAACCGAGCCGCCCCCGTCTCCCCGCCCCGCCCAGCCAGCAAATCCGCCAACGACGTCGGCCTCAACCCCGCCCCCCACGTCTCGTCAAACGTCGGCGTCGCCAGCGCCCCAAACTCAAACTGCCCATCCCGCCAGGCGTCAAACTTGCCCGGCCCCAGAATCGACCGCTGCACGCCCTCCGGCTGCGTCCTGAACCACGCCTCGCCGCTCAACCAGTGGATCTCCGGCATCCCATCCACCAACGGGACCGCCGTGCAACGCCCCTGCGGATGGTCCGAGATCGTCGCCTCCAGCGAGTACAACGTCCCCTCGTCCGCGATGCAGGCCGCGCAGACCCGGCTGTCGTGCGCCGCCAGCCGCTTTTGCCCCTGCACCACCCCGCTTGCCTTGTACTGGTCCAGGCCCGCCTGGCGGTAGACCCGCATCTGCTCGGACCGGGCGATAGTCAGCGCCTTGGTCAGCCCCCCCGCCAGCGAGTCCCGCATCTTGCGCGCCGTATCGCGTGGGTTCCGCCCCAGCGCCGTGCTATCCACCAGCGCCTGCGTCAGTTGCGCCCACACACTCGCCCGCTGGTCGCCGGAATAACCGGGCGCGATGCGCTCCCTCAACAAATCGCCCAGCGGCCGCCCGTCCCCCGCGACGCCGACCATACTCTCAATCGCCTCGACCGGCAGCCGGTCGAACTGCGGCCCCACCCGCCCCTCGTAGCTCAACTGGATCGCCTGCGCCGCCTCGGTCAAACTAACTCGCCCCTCGCGCTCCTGCCCCTCGCGCACCCGCCCCTCCGCCCAGCCCGCGTACTCGGCGAATTGCTCTTTTGTCTGCGCTAACAAACTCTTGTAGCGCGTCATCCGGTAGAGCGCCCCCGGCGTGATCGCCTTGCCATTCTCGCGCCGCTGCGCGAAATCGTAGGCCAGCGCGTCGACCTGCGCCTCGAGCGCCCGCTCCACGCCCAGCCAGCGCCCGGCCATCTCCCGCATCTGCCCCGCCTCCCGCTGGAGCAAACCGGCCTTGAACTCACGCATCGCCGTCACGACTACTGGTTCCGGCATCCCTCTCTCCTGTAGGTTGGGTTAAGGAACGCAACCCAACCTACTACTGAGAACATCCGTTCTATTGAAATCCGCCCCGCGTTGTGGTATACTGGCGTTGAGCTCACGACTCGCCAGCATCCTGGGCGTTGCGTTTCTCACACAATCTGATAAAATTGTGGTCACAGGCCCGCAGCGGAAAACGCCCCGTCGAGTCGTGAGCTCCCGGAAGCGCAGACCGCTGTGGGCTTGTGCTATCGAGTAAAGGAGCTCACGATGCAACTGAAACACATCCGCCCCTACCTGGCAGACGTGCGCCTCACGGTGGACGACTGCACCCTCCTGGCCGAGGTCCTCGACGACTGGCCAGCCGCCTCCCCCGCCCGCGAGATGGACATCCAACGCGCCGACACGCTGGGCGCCGCCTTTCGCGCCCTCGCCGTCGCCGCCCACGCCCTCTACGAATACGGTCCCGCGTCCACCCATCTCAGCTTCTAGCCTCCCTCTCCGGCCCCTGCCCCGTTCCCCGACGGGGTAGGGGCCTCATCACGCCTCACCGACCGGTCAAACGTGGCCCGCTCCTCAAATTCCAGCCGCTTGGCCTCGGACCATTGGCTGGTCGGCCTCATATACCCCACGACGCGAGAATAAACCTCGCAAGGGACCTTTCGCTCCTCAGTCATCGCCCTTGCTCCTCTGCCCCTCCGCGCCCCCTTGCCCCTGCTCCTGGTCAAACCTTCTCTGCTGCTCCAAAAGCGCGCTCGCCAAACTCGACTGCGCCGCCGCCTGTTCCTCCTGCTTATCCGCCGCCATCTGCGCAATGTCCTCCTCGCTCCAGCCCTCGCGCCGCAACACCGTCGCCAGCGGCACGCCTGCGTTCACATTCGTCTGGCGCGCCTGCGCCTGCGTCATCGGCTGGAGCGTCCTCGGGTCCTTGAACACGGTCGAGATCTTGCGCCGGTCCACCTCTGCGCCCTCCAGCCGCAAGAGCGCCTGCGCCACCCGCCCCCAATCCGCCTGGAGCCGCTCCACGTACCGCTCCGCCTTGGCGTTGAGCGCCGCCTCCAGCGCCATCAACGCCTCACCGCTGGGATTGCTCCCCGCTTTCTCGAAAAAGTAGTGTCGCGGTGTGCGCGTGATGAGCGCCACCGCCGTCGCCAGCTTTTCGATGGGCGCCATAAAATTCGCCAGATCCGTCGCCGAAAACTCGCCCACGCTCGTCCCCTGGCCGTACCCGTCGCCGCCCGGAATGTTCCAGATCTCGTTCGGCGCGTTCTTGAGCTGCCCTTTTACGTCCATATTGCTGATAATGTACCGCTGGCGGAACGCGGCAAACTCTGCCGAGACCATCATATCCGCCAGCAGCTTGTTGACCGCGTCCTGGAGCGAGAGCACGCTCGACGACAGCTCGCTCTTGATCGCCCGCCGCTCGCGCCGAAAGTGATAGATCGGCACCTCGCCAAAATTGTGCTTGGCCGTATCCTGCAACACGAACGCTTTCGCCTCCTCGACCCGCTCCGTCTGGCTCCGTGTTTTGTAATACTCGATCTTGTCGGCATAGTAGAGATTGAGGTACATATATCCGTCGTCCCCCGCCCACCACTTTGTCCCCAGCCGCTTGACGATGGGATGATCCGGCTCGTAGAACAGATGGCAAAGCAACGGATCGTTATAGTACGCCTCCAGCCCCACGACCAGGTCGTCCCAGACGATGACAAACGCCTCGCCCGTGACGAGCATCGCCAGGTGCACATCGTCGTCCGACAGCTTCATCTCCGTCGCCAGCCAGAGGTCGTTGAGCTTTTGCGTCAGCCCTTTATTGCCCGAGACGACAAACCGCTTTAACACCAGCTTGTCGAGGACCGCGTTGACCACCACCTCGCACCAGTTCATACAAAAGCGCACGTCGATCATATTAAACACCGACTGCAACCGCTGCGTCGAATAGCGCAACGGCTGGTCGCCGTCGTAATACTGCCACAGCTTGGTCAGCGGTCTGTTCTTCGCCTTGAGCGCCTGGACTGCCTGTTCGAGATCCGTCGCCATACCCTCACTCCTGACCCAACTTACCCTTGATAACTCCGCGCCTCTACATTCCGCCGCGTGAGCATCTGCACCGCCCCGCTCACCGCGTCCACCTGGTCGTCGTGCGCGCCGCGCGGAAAGGCGAGCGCCTCGCTCACAAAATCGTCGTTCCACGGCGCGCGCAGCATAAAGACCAGCCCGTCCTCGATGCGGCTCGCCCAAACGTTCGCCCGCACCTGCTTGTTGCCCACCTTTTGCGGGTTGACCGGCGTAACAGCCACCCCGGCCAGCTTCGGGTCCCGCGCCATCTCCTGATAGTACCCCCCCTGCTGGCCGCTGATCTCGATGCCCTGCGTCACGCCATTGTCCCGGTTCATCACCTTCACCATCTGCCCGCGCGCCGCCGCCCAGGGTCCGGCGATGCGCTTCACGTCGAGGATGAACAGCCGCCCGTCCCGGTGGCGCGCCACCTTCCCCCCGACGATGTAATCCGCCCCCTCCCGGCCACTGACGGCCAGGTCCCAATAACGGGCCGTCTCGAGCGTTTCGGGCAACTGATGCTCGCCGATCACCTGGATGTCGTGCGCCTTGATGAGCGCGCCCTCCAGGTTGCGCGGTCGCTGCTGGTAGAGCGCGTCCCACTCGTACCCGCCCACCGCCGTCTTGATGCGCGCCAGCGCCTCCCGGCCATATTTGCCCGCCCACAGAGGCTCGCCCGGCGCGCGGCCCAGTTCATCGTCGCCCTTGTACCAACCCTCCTTCATCGCCCGGAGCTGGTCAGCCCGCGACACCCTACCCGCCCACGGCTCGGCGATGGCCGGGAGAGAGAGCACCACCCACTGGTCGGCGATGTCCGCATCCGCGTCTGGCGACTCGTCGACCATTCGCTTGAGCAAGCGACCCGCCAGGTCGTCCTCGTGCCAGCGCTGGTGCATCAGCACCACCGCGCCGCCCTTTTCCAGCCGCGTGTAAAACGTCGACCGATACCAATCATCCACCCGGTCGCGCGTCGATTGGCTCTGCGCCTCGTTCCGGTTCTTGAACGGATCGTCAATGATCCCCAGATTCGCCCCGCGCCCAATCAACGAGCCGCCCACGCCCGCCGCCACCAGCCCGCCCCGCCGCCCCTCCAACTCCCAGGCGTCGACCGCGCGGCTCTCTTGCGAGAGCGCCACCGGCTCCCGAATCCCGCTTTTCAGCCCAAAGACTGCCTGGAACGGGTCGTCGACCACAATCGAGCGCACCTGGCGCGAAAACGTCATCGCCAGGCTGCCCGTGCACGAGGCCAGCATCACCCGCAAGTCCGGGTTGCGGCCCATAAACCAGGCCGGAAAGCGGACCGAGACCAGCTCGCTCTTGCCGTGCCGGGGCGGCATAAAGACCATCAACCGCCCGATCCCCTGCACGCCGCCGCTGCGCACGTACAGCTCGACCTGTTCCAGATGCCAAGCGAGCAACTTGTGCACCGCCTCCGCCTGGTACTGCCGGAACGTGTACCAGGCAAAGGGAATCAGTTGTCGCCGCGCCAACTCGCGCCGCGCCATCTCTTGTCTCGCTCCCTCCACCCGGTTGCTCGTCATCTCACTCCTCGTGTAAGGTTGGGCGTCGTCCCGGAGAGGCCGCCGCCACTCCGGGGTTGCGTTCCTTAACCCAACCTACTCATCGTCGAGACCAAAAATCGAGCGCAGCTCTTCCCGCTGCCCCTCATCCGGCCAATCGCCGAACGCGGCCCCAAGCAACGCCCGCATCACCGCAAAATAGACCACCTCGACCGGCAGCCGGTACGCGATCCAGCACGCCAGCCCCTTAAACATCGCCCTGCCCCTCCGCCCCCTTGCCCCCCTGCTCATCGACCACCTCCCAATCCGGCAACTGCGCCATCGAGGCCAGATCCTCCGTGCTCGCCCCCTCCAGGTCCTCGATGAGTCCCACGCCCACTTTTTGACGGCGGACGTAATCCCCCGTCATCTCCAAGGCCAGCTTGCGGTCGGCGTGGCTGTGGCGGCCATCCACCTTGCTCGCGCTCTCGACCAGCGCCGCCAGCATCCGGCTGCGCGCCTTTTCCAGCACCGAGACGGTCAACGTGCGCAACCGCGTCACCAGCGCGGGATTCTCTTGCTTCCACATACTGATGACCCGGTCCGACGTCAGCCCCAAAACCCGCGTCGCCAGCTCGTGCTGCGTGTGCGGGATGCGTTTGCGAGGCGGCTGCGCCTCCCACAGCATATAGACCGCCTGGCGCCAGGTCCAGCCCTCGTCGAGCAGCGTCCAGTAATCGTCCATCCACGGCCCGCTCTCCTCCGTCGCCTCGAAAATCGCCCGCGCCTCTGCGCTCTTGAGCTGCGCTTCCGAAAGCGGGTCGAGCGCCCCCTCCATCCCCGGAAGCGTGAGGGGATTGGCAAGTTGCGGCAGGGATGGAGGGGTGGGGGGGGGCGAAATTCCCACACCCACATCCAGCCCTGCCGCAAACTGCGAATCTTCTTCTAAAATGTCCATCCAATCGCTGCTCATAATCTCCCCGTGTTGGGTTGCGTTCCTTAACCCAACCTACCCAACCTACCCGACCTACTTGTATAACCCTCGCATAATCTCCGCCGCCAGCGGCAAATACTCCACCCCCACCATCTGGCCACTGGCGAAAATGACGCCCACCGCTGTCGAGCGCCGCGCCTTGGCAAATCCCTGCTCGTCGGCGTACCGGTCGTGCTCCTTGTACGCGCCGCACATCACCGCCATACAATCCCGCCCGCCCGCGCTAAACCCTCGCGCAAACCCGCCTCGATGCGTGTGCGCCCCCACGCCCAGGTCGAAATCCTGATCCCACTTGGCCGCCCGCTCGATGCCGTGGCTGGGGTTGTAAATCGAGCTTCCCTTCCACTTGTGCCGCACCCGCACCCGCCAGGCCGCCTCTCCCACCTGGAGCCTAAAGCGGCAATCCGCCTCATCGTACAGCACTCGCGGCGTCACCGACGCCACTACCTCGCGGAAATAGTCCACCCCGCCCAGCTTCCAGATCCACGCATCGTGATTTCCCCGCACGCACACTACCAATTTCGGCCCCAGGATACGCAGATACCGCCGCAATAGCGCCCACTCGTCCGGGATCGTCAGTCGCGTCTCGAACCGCTCCGCCTTCATCCGGTCGAGGATAAACTGGTCGACCAGGTCGCCCACCGTCGCCGCCCACATCCCCTCCGTCTCGCGGATGATGCGCGCTTCCTCGAAAGCGCGCGGATAGTTGACGCCCGCGCCGCCAAAATGGAGATCCGCAATCCAGGCCAATCCAACCGGCCCCTTGTCAAAGTGCAATCTCTGAGCCGCTCGACGTTGCTGGAGCGCCCGCGACCGTTCCCACTCCCGCACCGCCCGGCCGTACACCGCCTCCTCGTCGACCGACTCCCCGGCCAGCACGCCCTCGATCGCCAGGCCCGGGCCGCTCCCTCCCAAGAGACGGCGGAATAATTTCACGCCCGCTGGATCATCGCCTCCACCAATGTCGGATCAACGTGCTCCTTGAGGACCGGGACCGGGTCGAGCCATTCGATCCCTGGCGACAGCCACGCATTCCACCGAAACCGCTCCGCCGCCATATCGAAATGGAGATGATCGCCGGTCTCCCAATTCCCCAATCGACCCAGCAGGTCCCCGGCCAGCACCTCCTCCCCCTTGTCCACCAGAATCTCGCCCAGATGAGCGTACCGCACATAGAGCACCCGACCCACGTGGCTGTGCGCCACCACCACCACGCCCAGCCAGCCCTTGCTCCGGCCCACCTGGTCCACCACCCCATCCGCCACCGCCCAGATAGGAAAGCCCCGCTCCACGTCTCCCCACGGCGCTTTATCCAGGTTGATGTCCAGCCCCGTGTGACGATATCCCCCGTTCAACCGACCCGTTGGGTCGTGCACCGTCGCCACGTACCAATCCTCCGGCGGATACTCCTCCGTTCCCACCGGCAGATACCAGCCCAGGCCCATCCTATCGCGCAGCGCCTCCGCCGCCTCCACCAGCTCGCCAGAGCGACGGCGTAGATCCTCGGCGACCTCCATCACCTTCTCCACCGCCCAGGAGTTGCTCATTTCTGCTTCATCCTCTCGGCGATCCGCTCGCTGATCTGCTCGGCCAGGTCGGGAATCAACAGCTTGGTCAGCTCCTCGTATACCTTCCGCGAGAGAATATCGCCGCGATAAAACAGCATCAACGCCCACAGCGCCAACGCCGTCACGCCGAGCGTGTTCGCCAGGTCGATGATGTCCTTGAGAGTCACTGGCTCCATTAGCCGAACTGACCCTTGACCTCCGCCTCAATCATCGCGCGGATCGCGTCGGCATATTCATCCAGGTCGAGCGGAATCCCCGCTGCCGCGAGCTGCGCCTCGACGAACCGTATCGCCACCTGCAACTTGTCCTCCCCATACTCAGATAGTTGTTCAGAGAGTCCCAATTGCTCGGCGGCATTCACTGCCGCGTAGACGATAGCCTCAATATCCCTCCACTTGGCGCTCGTCCGCAACTGTTCCAGATACCGCTTTACCTCCGCCAGCACCCACGTCAAGAGTAGCGGGACCCCCACCTGGATCACAACCATCAGCAGATTTTGGACGATAGCGACCTCCGCCTCGCCCATACCGCCACCCCCACCACCTGGAGCGGGCAACGGCGAAATCGGCGTCGGCAACGGCGAGACGGGCGGACCCGCCTCCGCGCATCCGACCAGCAGCAGCGACAACCCGAGCACAACCAGCGAAATCAGCAAAAACAGCCTCTTCATTTCAGACCTCCTTGTCCACAAACCAAAAAAGCGCGCCGCCCAGGGTTTCCCCTGAACGACGCGCTTCATACGCTTACGCCGGACCCTTCCGGGTCTATTCAATTTTCCTCAGATGATAGCGTGGTTACATCCGAGGTAGCCTTTCACTCACGGCCCACCCACGCCAACCTAAATTTGGGTATCAACGCAAATGCGCCGTATCCAATTGTTCCCGCTCTATCGTCTCCACGTTCACCTTTGGACCGGCGCAACTAATCGTCAAATGTATCTTGTCGAGGGACTCGATCTTGTTGCGACAACGAATCAGCCAGCGCACAATGGCGGCAATTCGCCCGTCTACTGTAACCCTTTTCTTGTCATCATCCAGGATTGTCAGCACGATAGCCCCCGCAAATTAGAACAGATGTGCTGATTATACTCGATTTTTGGGGTGGTGTCAAGCGCCCAAACCTATTCTGAGAACGCCTGTTCTATTGAAATCCACCCCGCGTTGTGGTATACTGATCTTGAGCCTCTAACTCGTTGACATTTTGGGTGTTGCGTTTCCCACACATTCTGATAAAATATGATTGTAAGCCCGCAGCGGCTAACGCCCCGTCGAGTTAGAGGCTCCCGGAAGCGCAAACTGCTGCGGGCTTGCGCTATCGAATAAAGGAGCCTCTAAATGCAACTCAAGACTATCCTCCCCTACCTGGCAGATGTGCGCCTCACGGTGGACGACTGCACCCTGCTGGCCGAAGTCCTCGACACCTGGCGCGTCGCCTCCCAGGACCGCGAGACGGACATCCAGCGGGCCGACACGCGGGCCGACACGCTGGCCGCCGCCTTCAGCGCAATAGCCATCGCCGCCCACGCCCTCTACGAATACGGCCCCCCGTACATCGAAATCCGTCCTCAACATCGAGTCTAGCCCCTCTTCGCTCGGCCCCTGCCTCGTTCCTCGACGGGGTGGGGGCTGCCTTACTATCAGGTCGATGCTCAATACTGAAAACGTCCACTGAGTCATAGTTCCCATATAGGCGCTGCGCTTCCCGCAACGCAACCTCGCCAACCTCCGAATCCGACACACCAGCAATCTCAACTTGCCTAACATCGACCATCATCACGTTAACAAGGTACATCACACCTCCATCTCCCTATTGCGCCGGACACACTCACAATTTGCCAACTCTGGGCCAAGCCCCATATACTCATCACACGGATGGCCACACGGCTCCCAGGCATCAGTCGGGCTTTGGGCAGGCGGCAGGTTCGGTGAGTGGCCCAGGTGTGTATTTGTTCTAATGTGAGGGTTGTAATCCGTTGGTAATGATGGCGGTTGGTTTTGCAGATGGCTTATAAGGTTCAGCGCCATTTCCAGCAAATTATAGTAGCTACGATAAGATGACATTTTTCTCCTTTAGACACATAACTACACAATTGCATTGATGATCGCCTCGGCATCATCATCTCTAATATCCTCGTCCAACAAAACCGTCAGCGCATAGTATCTATCTGTCATCTTGCCTCCATAAATCTCTCGATCTTCCGCCGTGCACCATCCACGGCCTTGGCCAACGATTCCCCTTCCTCCGTCAGGAATCCCCCCACGCACACCGTCACCCGCCCGCTCCCATTCACCCGCGAAAACGTCACCGCCGCGCTGTGCTCCGCACACCAGGTCACGGCGTCGGCCTCGGGCGTCTTTCCGATCAGCCCTGGCCCGCCGCCCACCCAATGCTCCACCGGCGAGGAGCGCATCGCCTGTACTTCTACGTCTTCATCTTTAAGTGCGGTGAGATACTTGCGTGTTGTATCGAGGTCTTCGTGGCCCAGCATCTTTTGCAATTCTACCACACTCATTCCACCGCGCAAGTGTTCAATCGCCGACGTATGCCGGAATAAATGAGGATTGCAGTGGATGCCCGTCCGCTCCTCCAAGCGCGTCAGGATCCCCGTCAACGTGTACCGCGTCATCGCTCGCCCCTTCTTCGTCAAGAAGAGATTCGGGGCGAAATTTTGCGGCCTCTCTTTGTCCAAGTACAATTGTAGCGCCATCAGCGACCGCACCTGCACATACACCTGGCGCTGCTTGTCACGCTTCCCGATCACCCGGCACCGCCCCGTATCGAAATCCACGTCCCCCACCATCACCCCGCACAACTCACTCGCCCTCGCCGCCGTATCGAGCAAAAATACGAGAATCGCCCGGTCGCGCAACGGGTTCCCGGTCTCGCCTGCGGCCCGCAACAACTCGGCGAACTGCCCCCGCGTCAGCGTCTCCACCAGCCGCTTCGGCAGATCCGGCGTCGGGACCGCCTTCACCACATTCACATCCGCCAGCCCAATCTCCGGCGTCGTGAACCACGTCCACAACGCACTCAACGCCGCGTGCTGCCTCTGTATCGTGTGCGGCGACAACCCTCGCTCCCGCTGCTCCGTCACATACTCCGCCACATCATCCAGCGCAATCGCGGCCACATCCACCTCCGCCCCCTGCCACTCCACAAACTGCTCCAAATGACTTCGGTCAGTCCGCATAGTCGTCCGGCTCACCCCCGCCGCCCGCACTTTGAGATACCGCCCCACTGCCTCGCCCAGCGCCGTCATTTTGCAAAGCGCGCCACCAGTCCATCAAGCCACGCCGCCAGCCGCCACAGCCAGCTCGGGACCTCCTCCGGCAGCACCTCCAGCCGCTCCCACCGCCCGCAGCCACAGCACACCCCATCGTCAGCCAGCACCAACCCACACTCGCTACAAAACTCCACGTCACACCCCCTTGGTTCCACAACTGCTACGATTTTTCGAGGCCGTCCCCCGCGCCCCGCCAGGCCACGAAATTTGTTGGGGGGAGGGTACACCCACTCCCACCCCCCACCCACTCACTGGGCAACACCCACCGCCCAACCCAGTGCTGATAATTCCGCAAATCATTACTAATATACTCCCCGCACTCTCTCTCTATTCCCCACACTGGTACTACTAGTACTAACAGTACTATTTGTACTAGTAGTACGAGAGGTACTAGAGGTACTAGTTGTGTAGAGAGAGGTTCCCCCAAGCGCCATTTTGCTACATAAAAACGAAATAAGGGAATCATCTTTTCCTGGTTTCTACGAAGTAGCCCGCGCCGCAACCTGCGCATTGAGCAACGAGGTGATCTGCCCCAACAAAGCCAGCCAATGCTGTTCCAATCGCCCAGCCTCGGCATCATCGCCACGCTTCCGAGCCTCAGCAATGAGCCTCTCGCCTTGATTCAATCGCTCCTCAACCTGACCTATCTTGATGGCAAGACCTGCCCACACTGCCTCTCTCAACTGCGCTCGTGTGTACGATGCCTCGACCATGCCATCCTCATGCTTTTCCCATTGCTCGTCAACAGCAGGCAAAGTGGACTCTGGCGGAATCATGAGGATGACGTATATCTCCTCACCGCCATGCTGTAGCTGGTCAGGTAGCCCGATCTGATAATCCATCAGAACTCGATCTCTCCTTGAGCCTCAACTGGCGGCTCTGGTTGAGGACCATGACCATTGAGATCTAGCTCCTCTTTCTTCTTTGGCTCCAATCCAAACCGTCGAGCGTCCACCTTGAGAACGTTGTACTTGTTCCCAGCGACTTTGTACTGAATCGTGGTGTACGACGTGCCGGGGATGGCGATCCCCGCCTCCACCAAGCCACTGTACAGAGCATTGCGATTGAGCGGAAACGGGTCGCCAGCAGATCTGCAATACTGCTGAACATACGTCAGCATCGCCTCGCCGAGAAGATAGAGCCAGTCCTGGTCCACAAAGCCGATCTTTTCGGCATAAACCTCGTGCGGTAGATCCTGGATACCCTGTGCCCCCGCACACCAGATCCTCCCCTGGGCAAACGAATCGGTCATAATGCGGACGAAGCGGTCAATCGGATCCTCCTCCTCGACCAGGATGGAGTGAGCAAGTGCATCTTTCTTCATCGCCTCAAAGAAGAGGTTGCGCCAATCCTGCGCCTCGTCGCCGGTGATGATCTCGCGCTGCGTGTAAAACTGCATCGCCAGGTCGAACCCAATGTACAACTTGGCCAGCGCCGCTGGGATCCGCTGGTGCTGCATCCCGGCGATGTGCTCATTATCGCGCAAATCAGCCCACTGAGCAGGTAGCTCGCGTCTCAGCACGTCCCAATTATCCCGCAACCAGAGGAGGTATTCGGCCAGCGCGTGAGGGTAAAGATGGCTCTCCGCCTGGCACTGATTGAGACGCTCCTTTGCAGACGCATTGTCCACCAGATCGGCTGGCACAATCTCCACAGGGAACGAGCGCCCGATGATGGACTGACCGCTTGGCAACTGCTCCCCGCTGGAGATAATCAAGCCCCTGGGTGGGAAATTCTGCTGAGCTGTCAAATTGCTCCGCCGACGCGCCCGTCCAGTCCGATTCGCCCACTGACGGATGAGGTATTCAGCCTTGCGGTCGTGATCCCGCGCCAGGCGCACATCACGAGCATAGTCATCCACCACGAGCGGCGCGTCCTTAATCAAAAACGCCTTCATCTCCAATGCTGTGCGTGTGTCATTCCAACTGGCTGGCATCCGATTGTAACTCCACCCGCTGCCGTAATGATTCAGCGCCAACGCCGTGATCGTCGATTTCATCGTGCCCGTTTTGCCATAGAAGAAAATCACAAAGTCCGGCTCCACAATCTCCGAGAGCGGCGCGAGGTACATCGCCGCCCACAATGGCCCAGTGATGTGCAGGTCCGTCAAATTGAGAAACCGCAAACTCGCCCGCATCGCATCCTCTACGTGCTGCGGCTTCTCTGGCAGAACGTATCCCGCGAGCATCGAATCATCCACCTCAACGTCCACCTCTACGCCGTTGCTCCCCACTCCGCCGCCGTTAAACAGGAAAACGCGATTCGCCCCGATCTCGCGCCAGCCGATGTGCGTGTAACAGACCTTGCGCTCTGGCTCCGAAAGCTCCAGGATGGCCCGGCGCAGATGATGCGGACTCGCCTCCATTGCATACGCCTTCGCTCCCCACCGACCGGTCAACCAGTTCATCCGGTTGTAATCTTCAGCGTTGACGGTGATCGTCGGCAAATTGTACCCGTCTGAGAGCGTGCCCTTGATCTGGAAATGGATCTCTCGCTGGACGCCGTTGTCGTGCACGACCTCCTCGGTGACACGAGCATCGAGCGGAGCGAGCGGCGTCCACTTGGGCGCGCCATCCTCGTCGAGACCATTCTGGCGGCAAATCATCCCCCAGCGCGTGGCATAGGGCGCTGCGCTGAGTCTGCGCTCCATCACCATCCGCACCAGGCCGTTAAGCTCGCGCTTGCCGATTTTCAATCCCTCGCACACCTGATCCGTGAACTGCATACGGATAGGCCGGGGCAGATCGCCGTACAATTCCGCGATCTGCTCGGACGCCTCGGCCCGGTCCTGCAGGTTGTCAATCTCCTGGTACTCGGCGAGCGTTAGATCCAACCAGGTCGGAGAATCGCGCAGCATATCTCGCACAAATCGCGGTACGTCCTCTGGGACGTCAAAGCCCTCCGGCGCGTCCATCCTGCCCGCTGCGATTCGTTGGAGATCGTTAGCGTCTTTCTGCGGCCAGGAGACCACGCGGACCAACGCGCCCAGCCGTTCGGCCAGCTCGCCTCGCCTGGCCAGGCCGGTCGCGTCGTAATCCAGACCGACGTAGATTTGGCGCGCCTTGGCCATATCGTCGATTATCCTCTGATCGTCCAGATCAGCCCCAGCGATGGCGAACGCCGTGTCCACCGCCCCCCACTCTGCAACCGCCGTGAGCGCGCACGCCTGCCCTTCCACAATCAGAATCGTCTCTGCCCGCTTGACCGGCTTTCCCACCACTAAAGGCCGCTTGGGACCGGCGATCAGCCCCAACACCGTCCGCCCATCGTCTGCCAGGCGGTTGATCGGCGGGTTGTATTTCGTCTCGTGTGGCTCGACGTCAGGCCGGACCGCGCGCGCCGACAGATAGACCACCCGCCCCCGCTCCTGGTGGATGTAAACTAGCGCGCCCCCTTTGTGGTACGCATAGCCCTGGATTTTCAGCGCCACCAATGCGGCCCGGCCATCCAGCGCCATCTCGTGCATCGAAATGTGCCCCTTGAGCGAGTCGCGGGCATCGGGCGGAGCGTACCCCAGCAGGCCGCCGTCAATCGTCTCGTCAGAAAAGCCACGCTTGCGAGCATAGGCCCGGCCCTCGTTTTCCCCCGCGATCTGCTGCCGGAAAAACCCGGCCACGACTTCCAGTTCCGCTCCGTAATTGCGAGCTGCCTGGCGCTGGCCTATCTCCTCATCGCTCCACTGTGGCAACTCCAGCCCTGCCTTGCGGCAAAGCTCCTTCAGCGCTGTGCCAAAGTCCCAGGAATGGAGCTTTTGGACGAAATCGAAAACGTCCCCGCCCTCGTTGCACGATCCAAAGCACTGCCAACGCTGGCTATCGGGAAAAACGATGAACGACGGAGCCGTTTCGTGATGAAACGGGCAGGAACACTTGTAGATACGGCCCTTGCGGTCGAGGGTCAGATACGATCCCACCACCTCGACGATGTCCAAACGGTCTTTGACGTCCTCAATGTAAGGCAAATACCCTCCTCGCCGAATTAAATCCGGTCAAATGCACACGGAAACGTGTCCAGATACTCGTCCAAGTCCATCGTCTGCTCGAACATATCGAGTTGATGCTGATCCATCGCCCAGCGCAGACGCCACAGCACCTTACCCAGACCCTTGCGCCTCATCACAACATTCCACGCCTTGGGATGCGTGCGGCGCATAATCGAGAAATGGTTGTTGGGGAATTTCAAGTCCATTCCACGCCACTCCTGGAGTTGCTGGTAGGTGTGCGTTTTCTTGCGCTCCTTGGGGCGACGTTTGTAGTGTCTCCCACCGTGTGGTCTGACAATCGCTTGCATCACTCAATCTTCCCCATCATCAGCACTCGTACACGTTTGCCGTTCATCCCCAGGATGTAGATCCGCGACGGCGACAACCGCTCCACCTTCCACACATTTCGCGCCCACATCGTCGGCCCCTCTGGTCGACCCTTTTCGTCACGAGTGCCCGTCCACAAAATCACGTTACCAGCATCATCCCTCCGCTCGTCTGGAGGAAGGTGCATCACGTCGTAACAATCAAATGTCCAGTTGCCCGATGGCGAACGGACCGCAATCCGAAAGCCTCGCAACGGCTTGAGCGCCTGAATCAATTCTCTCGCGTTCATAATCTCCTCCACCCCACCCCACCCCACAGGCTAAAAGAAGGTGGTAAACCACCTCCCCCAGCCCACCCACCCACCACCCCTCCGGCTCCATCGAGCCAGTGAACGCCGCCACGTGGCCCACCGTGACGACCATAAAGACGACGATCACCGCATAAGCCGCTCCTCGTCTGCGATCCATTGCTCTAATCCTCCTTCATTGTCCTAACGAATAGAGCATCTCTATAAGACCACTGCTCCAGCCGCTCGTTGAGCTTCCGCAACTCGTAGCCAATGGCGATCAGTGCCTCTGAGATTGCAAATGGCGCAGCTTCAGATATTTCATTCGAGTTCCCCATTTCCTCAAGGTCACATAGATATTGAGCACTGTCCACAGCTCGTGCCAGATAATCTACTTGTTCTGTCTTGTTCATCTTGCCCCCTTACCTTTAACTTTGTAATCCTTTTCAACTCGGCCAAATTGCGCATCTCCTCGAACCTGCATATCCCACCAATAGATGTCTTTGTACTTGCCAAACAACCCCTTGCCATCCCTGAAATCTTTGAAGTGACCTCGCACTATATGCAAAGCTTGTTTTACGGATGTGTTTTTAGTTCCCACCGCCTCTCGTTTCGCTTGTTTCCTGAGAGGGTCAATCACAATAGTTCTGTAAGTGATAGCGGGCTTTTTTTGCTTCCGCTCCTTCCTAGAACGAGGTACAGGCGGATGTGAATCCACTAAATAAACGTTTT